CCAGCACACTTCAAAAGAGGCACTAGAATACGAGCACTCCTTCTACGAGCAGATGCACAACGACCCATTATTTTCTGAGTTACTTAGGTGGCAGCGTGATCAGGTTGGTTTTGCTAACATGTGTGATGGCTCTATCAAGTACACAGTGGAAGGGTGTCGGGCATCAGGAGACATGAATACAGCACTTGGGAATGTGCTTATCATGTGTACTCTCACATACAACTACCTCAAGGACCTGCCTTGCACATGGCGGTTCATTAATGATGGAGATGATTGTGGGATTTTCGTTGAAAGGAAGGATCTGCACTATCTACAAGGATTACCAGCTCACCATCTTGCATACGGGTATGAGATGGAGATTGAACCTCCAGCTTTTACCATCGAGGAGGTTGAGTTCTGTCAATGCCGTCCAGTACAATTGCGTGTTGGGCAGTGGATGATGGTTCGCAACGTCCGCAAAGCCATGCAGCATGATTGGATTTCTCTTACATCCCGCAACTTTGCCACGATGGATGAGAATTTGGTGGCCACAGCTCGCTGTGGATTAGCCTTATACGCAGATGTTCCCGTTTTGTCGGACATGTATCTGGCCATGTCCCGGTTTCCTGTTAGAGAGAATGTGGTTGAACGCATCCTATCCGAAGAGCAATCTGGGGTAGGACGCACTTGGAGACTTTTTGCTTCAGAGCAACGTAAGTTTCCGGTTGATGAGACGGTCGCCCGGGTCTCATTGTGGAAGGCTTTTGGCATTCTACCTGACGAGCAGATCGCTCTGGAAGAACATTTCCGGGCCTTCATCCCAAACAAGCTCTCTGACAGCTATCTCGCTTTTAACAATCCTGAATCCAGAATCCAATACAGTTTAGATTAAGATGGCAAAACCCCAGATCCATTACAAAGGTAACACGTACTCAGTGGTGAAGAAGAAGGCTAAGAAGCCCAGGCGCCGAGGAAGCGCCAAAGCTGTTGCAGCAAAGGCTTTCATGGATAGACGTGGAGCCCAAATGCTTCGGTCCCTTGCGGATCCCTGCAATGCTCCTTTGGAAAGTGGGGTTTACCCTGGACAGA